GCAGAGAAGCATTGAATCGATTATCAGGACCGGGGAATACACTTGCAGGCAACATTGAACGTGCAGCAGAAAGAGGCCAGCAACCAGAAACAGTGACTCCTAGGCCAGGAGAAGGTAGATATCAATTAGACAAACGGAAAGAAGAAGCAGCAGGTGGTGTGATCGGTTTAGGAACTAAAGCTGCAAGCGAACTAGCTAGTGCAACTGCATCTGCACTTGAACAAATTACAATGAAAGTGAGTATAGTTGGTATTCCTAAATATGCAGAAGGTGGTGTAGTTGATACACCACAAATAGCATTAGTTGGTGAAGCAGGCCCTGAAACCATCATTCCTAATAAAGATATTGATAAACTTGTTAAACAGGTAATATCAACTGTACCAGTTCAATCGTTACCTGTACCAGAAGGACCACTAGAATCTACAAAAGATGGAATGTCTGACTTTGCTAAAGGTATGACAGCATTTATTCAGCGCAGTCAACAAGCTCAGGGTATAGACATATCTAAAATTTCTAAAGAAATTTCTACTACTGTAAGTTCTGTCACCGGTGGCGGTGAAACTACAACTCGACGAGTTCAGTCTGACGATAGTAAGAAAGCTGAAGAAGAATTACAAGAAAGTAGAAAAGCCTACGCCGAAGAACGTGAAGCACTTCGAGCTAAACTTAGAGAGCAAATGGGTCCGGAAGCATCTACCAGAGATGTTAGAAAGGCCATGCGTGAAAGTGATGATGCTAAATCAATTGAAGCAAAATACGAAGAACAACAAAAAGCAATTCAAAAACGAATAAACGACGGTATTACATGGGAAGTTGAAAAAAAATCTCAACAAGTTGACAATATTAAACACGTAGTACAAGAAGAATTAGATATTGTACAAAAAGGTGCTGCTGACAAATTAAAAATTACCGAACTTTCAGACGAAGAAATTGAAAACAGTTTTAAATCGATGATGGCTGAGGTAGAACAGTCAATACCAACTGACATGGAATTTGGAGATTTAGAAGGTGCGATGGAGAACGTAACAGCTCCTGTAAAAGCTCCTATCGAACCAATTGACTTAACTAAACTTAATTTACCAGGATTTAGTAACCAAATGAAATCGGCGCAAGCAACGATTCCTGCTGGTGTTAAACAAACTGAAAGCAAAACAGCAGAAGACCTTTACAAAGAAAAAAAGGAAAAGTGGGAAAAAGAAAGAGCATCATCAGCCCAGCCAAGTAGCCAACAATCGCCAACACAACCTAGTGCGCCTAGTGTAAAATCAGCTACTCTAGATGATGTAGTTTATAAACTAGAACACTTAAATAAGACTATGAGCCAATTGTTATCACAAACTGAAGATTTAGGCAATAAGCAAGTTAGAGCGACACGAGCTAATAACTCGAACGTATTAGCGAGATAAACATGAGTTGGAAAAAATATTTTACACCAGTACAAGTTAATAATGCACCATCAAGTCCGCTGACTAATGCATCAGCTAGCATGGGTCCTGCTAAGAAAAATTATTCAAGTTTCTTACCTGACGTTTATACTGGCGCACCAAATCGTGTTGAAAGATACCTGCAATACGATACTATGGACATGGACAGTGAAGTTAATGCTGCTTTAGATATTATTGCCGAGTTTTGCAGCCAAAAAAATAGAGAAAACAATACTCCATTTCATTTGTTTTTTAAAAGTAAAGCAACTAATTCAGAAATTTCAATTTTAAGAGAATACCTGCAACAATGGACAAAGTTGCAACAATTTGAAACACGCATTTTTAGAATTGTACGCAACGTATTCAAGTATGGAGATTGTTTTTTCATTCGAGATCCTGAAAACAAAAAATGGATGTACATTGATTCTGCAAAGATAGTTAAAATTATTGTAAATGAAAGCGAAGGTAAAGAACCTGAACAGTATGTTATTCGTGATTTAAATCCTAACTTTTTAGATCTTGTAGTAACTACAATTAATCCAAATACTACCAATACTAATAATAGAGGCACAGCTTATGTAGCTGGAGGCCAGGCTGCTAGAGGTATGACTGGTGCGTATCCAGCAAGTAGTTCAAGTGGTAGTCGATTTGAAACATTGCAAAATGAACTAGCAATTGATGCAAAGCATGTTGTACATTTGTCATTGTCGGAAGGTTTAGATAACAATTATCCTTTTGGTAACAGTTTATTAGAAAACGTTTTTAAAGTTTTTAAACAGAAAGAACTATTAGAAGATGCTATTTTAATCTACAGAATTCAACGTGCGCCAGAAAGACGTATTTTTTATATCGATGTCGGTAACATGCCCAGTCACTTAGCTATGGGATTTGTTGAACGAGTAAAAAATGAAATCCATCAGAGAAGAATACCTAGTGCTTCAGGCGGAGCAACTAACGTAATTGATTCAGCGTACAACCCGTTATCTATCAACGAAGATTACTTCTTCCCTACAACAGCAGAAGGAAGAGGAAGTAAAGTTGAAACTTTACCCGGGGGTACGAATCTTGGCGAGATTGATGACTTAAAATACTTTACTAACAAGTTATTCCGTGGTTTACGAATTCCAAGTAGCTACCTGCCAACTGGTGCAGACGACAGCCAAGCTCAGTATAACGATGGTCGCGTTGGCACAGCATACATTCAAGAACTGCGTTTTAACAACTATTGTATGCGTTTACAAAGTTTAATGCAAGACGAGTTTGACCAAGAGTTTAAATTATATTTGTATGATAGGGGTGTTAACATTGATTCGAGTTTATTTGAATTAAAGTTTCAGCCGCCACAGAATTTTGCAACATATAGACAAGCAGAATTAGACAATCAACGTATTAATACTTTTGGAACTATTAGTCAACAAGCATATATTTCTAAACGTTTTGCATTAAAACGTTACTTAGGTTTAAGTGAAGAAGAAATTGCAGAAAACGAACGACTATGGGCTGAAGAAAATGGTAAAGGATCTCCAGTAGTAACAGACAGTTCAGGCGAACTTAGAAGTGTAGGATTAAGTCAAGCAAGTATAGACACGGATACCGACACTGCAACCGATACTACGGCACCGCTTGACATGCAAACACCGGCACTAGGAGGAGAAGCTCCCGCTGCTACACCACCTACGCCAGGTGCAGCAACTCCTCCAGCTGCATAAATAATATCATGATACTTAGAGAATTATTTTACATCGATAACGATGCAAAAAAAATAGCCAACGACTTGCGATATAATCCAAGTCGTGACTCTACATCACTGGCTAAAAACGATACTAGAAAAACTCGTTTAACTCTAGGACAAATTAACGAGCTTAGAAAAGCAAGTGAACAACATATTTTGGAACAAGAAAAAGAATTAGAATTTATTGAGATAATGTATAAAGTTCCAGCACAACCCCCTGCGTAAGACAAAAAACGCAAAAAACCACCATTATCACCTATATTTTATTTAATATATGTAAATATATTTGACAGCCTTGCATTTAATTAATTAAAGGAGAAAAACATGACTGATCGAAGCAAGTTCGAGCAGATGCTCGAATATCTTATTTCTGATGAACAAGACAAAGCCAAAGAGCTTTTCCATCAACTAGTAGTTGAAAAATCCCGTGAAATCTACGAAGACATCTTAGCTGAAGATTTTAACGAAGCTAAAGAAGAAGAAGACGAAGAAATGGACGAAGAAGCTGATGCCAGCGACGAAGACCAAGTCGACGAAGCAGCAGAAGATGACGACGAGGATATGGAAGAGGGTTTTGGCATTGAAGAAGGCGACGACGAAATCGGCGGCGATGCTACAGATGACTTTATGGGCGATATCGAAGCTAGCGATGAAGAAGGCGACGATATGGACAGCGAAGGCGATCTAGAAGACCGTGTAGTTGATTTAGAAGATGCACTAGACGACTTAAAAGCAGAATTTGAAAAAATGATGGGCGGCGAAGAAGGTGAAGGCCAGGACGACATGGACATGGACATGGGCGGCGAAATGGACGACATGGGCGACGATGAAGAAGAAATGAAAGATAGCTTCAGCATCAGCGATAACTTCATGCGCGAGTACATCGAAAAAGTAACAATGCCAAAAGGCGGCGACGACGGTGTTAACACCAAGTCAACCGTTGCTGGTAAAAATGATATGGGCGGTACATCCGCAAATATCGCCAAGGGTGGCGACGGTGGCGCAGGTGGTACAAAAGGCGGTTTAGCAAATCCTTCTACTAAAGAAGACAGTGCTGGCAATGTAAATGTACCAGGTGCTAAGAAAGCAGCAACATTAAACAAAGTCTCCGCACCAAAAGGCGGTGACAATGGTGCTAATACAAAAAGCACAGTTGGCGCTTAATAGCTAGGTAATAAGATGAACTATCTTCGCGAAAACCTGAGTTTTGATCAAGCAAGAATGGTCGTTGAGTCCGACGGCCAAGATGGTAAAAACCTTTATATGAAAGGTATTTGCATTCAAGGCGGCGTTAGGAATCAAAATCAGCGTGTTTATCCTGTTAATGAAATCGGCAGGGCTGTCAAGACCCTGAACGACCAAATTACTGGTGGATACTCAGTTTTAGGTGAAGTTGATCATCCAGATGACCTAAGAATCAACCTTGACCGCGTAAGCCATATGATCACAGAAATGTGGATGGATGGCCCAAACGGTTTCGGTAAACTAAAAATCCTTCCTACTCCAATGGGCCACTTAGTGAAAACTATGTTAGAAAGCGGAGTTAAGTTAGGAGTTTCAAGCCGCGGATCCGGGAACGTTAAAGAAGACGGTTCCGGTGAAGTGTCTGACTTTGAGATTATCACAGTTGATGTGGTAGCTCAACCAAGTGCTCCGGGAGCATATCCTACACCAATCTATGAACACCTGATGAATAATCGCGGTGGTTATAGTAGCCTTCGCATAGCCAAGGAAGTGCAGGGTGATCCTAAGGCGCAACAATACCTAAAAGAAAGCCTATTAAGAATAATAGGCGGACTCCAATAACGAGGAGAATCACATGTTGGAAGCACTAAAATCTCTGTTTGAAAACAATGTGATTTCTGAGGATGTAAAAGCAGAAATTGAGAAAGCATGGGAATCTCGTATTACCGAGAACCGTTCCCAAGTAACTCAACAACTACGCGAAGAATTTGCTCAACGATACGAACATGACAAACAAGTTATGGTCGAAGCAATTGATCGTATGTTGGAAGACCAACTACGCGAAGAAATTGCTCAGTTTGCAGATGATCGTAATCAACTTGCAGAAGCTAAGGCAAAAGTTGTTGCCAAAGCCAAAAAAGATGCTGAGAAGATGAAAGAATTTGTCGTTCGTCAACTAGCAACTGAAGTCAAGGAATTACATGAAGATCAAATGCAAATGGCAGCTAAGTTTGGTAAACTCGAACAATTTGTAGTAGAAGCTTTAGCACAAGAAATCGCTGAATTCCATACAGATAAGCAAGAACTTGCAGAAACAAAAGTGCGTTTGGTACGTGAAGGCCGTGAGGCTTTTGCAAAAGTCAAAGAACAATTCATCCGTCGTGCAGCTAACTTAGTAGAGTCTACAGTTGAAAAAACTCTGTCTACAGAAATTGGACAATTGAAAGAAGATATTGAAACTGCTCGTCGTAACGACTTTGGTCGCAAATTGTTTGAGGCATTTTCGCAAGAATACCAGACCAGTTATCTATCAGAGAAATCTGAAACAGCTAAATTGCTCAAGGTTATAAACCAGAAAGAGTTGGAAGTTGCAACCGCTAAAAACGATGCAGCACAAGCTAGACAACTCGCAGAAAGCAAAGAACACAAAATTAAGGCATTAGTGGAAAGTAAAGAACGTCAAGAAATTATGTCAGAACTATTGGCACCTCTAGCAAGAGACCAAAAAGTTATTATGACCGAACTTCTTGAGAGTGTTCAAACAGTAAAACTACGTAGTAGTTTCGACAAGTATCTTCCAGCTGTAGTAGCGGGCGAACAACCACAAAAACGTAAGGCACTAGTAGAGGCAAAAGAGATTACAGGAAATAAAATTCCTAACAGCGCTAGTAGTAGCGAAGCTGACGTACATATTATTGACATTCGTAAGCTCGCTGGATTAAAATTTTAAGGAGAAATTAAATGTCTGAACTACTCACAGGCCGTTGGAACGAGACCAAGGAAGCCCTATTAGAAGGCCTACAAGGCACCAAGCGTTCAACAATGGCTGTAACTTTAGAAAATACACGCAAGTATCTTGCAGAAAGTGCAACAGCCGGTGCTACTTCCGCTGGTAACGTTGCAACATTAAACCGCGTAATTCTACCGGTAATTCGTCGTGTTATGCCGACAGTTATCGCTAACGAATTAGTCGGCGTACAACCAATGACTGGCCCAGTTGGTCAGATTCACACTCTACGTGTTCGCTATGCTACAACAGATAGCAGTGCAGGCGTCGTAGCTGGTGAAGAAGCATTCAGCCCATTCAAGATCGCTGAAGCTTATTCTGGTAACACATCTTCTGGTAAAGCTGCTTCGACAGCCGCTCTAGAAGGTCAAGCTGGTAACAAGATGAGCATTCAGATCTTGAAACAGACCGTCGAAGCTAAAACTCGCAAATTAAGCGCACGTTGGACCTTCGAAGCTGCTCAAGATGCACAAGCTCAGCAAGGTATCGATATCGAAGCAGAAATCATGGCCGCTTTAGCTCAAGAAATTACAGCTGAAATCGACCAAGAAGTTCTAGCTTCTCTAAGTTCTTTAGCTGGTACAGCTACAGAAACTTATAACCAAGCTGCCGTATCCGGTACTGCTACATTCGTTGGTGACGAGCACGCTGCTTTAGCTGTTCAGATCAACCGTGTTGCTAACTTGATCGCTCAGCGTACACGTCGTGGTGCTGGTAACTGGGCAGTTGTTAGCCCAACAGCATTGACAATTCTTCAATCTGCTACTACTAGCGCTTTTGCTCGTACTACAGAAGGCACATTCGAAGCCCCAACAAACACTAAGTTCGTTGGTACATTGAATAATGCAATGAAGATTTATGTAAACACTTATGCAACATCTGATGATGTTCTAGTTGGTTACAAGGGTTCTTCAGAGAGCGATGCAGCAGCATTCTACTGCCCATACGTTCCTCTAATGAGCTCTGGTGTTGTTTTAGATCCATCAACATTCGAACCAGTCGTATCATTCATGACACGTTATGGTTATGTTGAACTAAGCAACACAGCATCGTCTTTAGGCAATGCTGCTGACTACCTAGGTAAAGTTGGTATTACAACTGCTAACGTTAAGTTTAGCTAATCAACATACCGATAAGGTTGTTAAAAATAAAAAAGGGCTCTTCGGAGCCCTTTTTTTATATCTGCTAAATACATAGTAATGATTCACATGGTGTGAGTTTTATGCGGAAATCCAACCGCGTACAGCCTAGAACGCTGTTTTTCTTAAGGAGAAATTAAATGGGACGTCCTTTAAATAAAAAATATTTCGGTAACACTAATGCACCAGATTTTGGTACAGGTGGTGAGGGAGTTGCTAGCGTAACTGTAGTAACAGGTGATAGCTTGCTGTATGATGCAGCTGACACAGTTTCGTTCACTGCTCCGCAAATTGGCGGTGGAGCAACAGCAACTGGTACAATTCAAGTTGACGTTGGCGGCGCAGTAACAGGTATTCTAGTTACTAGTTCAGGTAGTGGTTATACTTCTGCTCCGACAGTTACTATTACAACTTCAACTGGTACACAAACTACATTAACATTAACAGCAGTATTGACATCTGGCGCAGCCGCTCGTCAAAATGCAATTAGCATGACTGCATTTTTAACTGGTGGGTCAGCTGTTGCAGTTGACATTATTCGTCAAGTGTCGACTGATCGTTATAAAGTAACAGACGGAACACGTACTGGTGTTGTACAACTTCAATCTACGTTAGCTAATGCAGCAGGCGAAGGCAGTATTGCAGCAACTGACAGTGCAGGCGGTCAATACTTTGTTACTAAATTGACAGCTCATAAAGCAACTGTGACAAGAGCTGGCGGATCTAATTGGTTATATGCAAACAACGAAGCTGCTCCATGGAAGTTCGATACAGCAGCAGGAATTTACCTACAAATTGCTAATGCTTAATAGTTGAGAGAATAAGATGTCAAAAATTGTAAGAGTACAAGGTGGTGATTATAAGGTAATAGTTGGATCGTCTTCAACACCTGGTTACATCACCTTAGATACTAATCCGGTTGGTGCAGTTGGAGTTCAAGGTAAAGTTACTATTACTGGGGATTTAGAAGTTCTCGGTAATACTACGACTGTGCAATCGGAAACACTTACAATTAAAGACAACATAATCTATTTAAATGTAGGAGAAACTAATGCCGGCGTTGCCACATTAGGAACTAGTTCAGGTTTCACTATTGATCGAGGAACATTACCAGATGTTTCTGTTCTTTGGGATGAAACAATACTAAGTATAGATCCTACAGGTGCTTTAACAAGTGATCCATCTGGGACATTTGTTTTTAAAGATGCAAATTCAAACTTAAGAGCAATTGCTACTAATAGCATTAATACCTTTGGTAGTAATTTATCGCTTATCGGCGAAGGCAATGGAGTTATAACTGTCGCAGGCACAACTGATTACGAAGAAAATATTATCGATTATACAAAATTGATAACAACATATTCGATTAGTGCAGTTGAACGAACAACAAACGTAGCAACAGTTTATACAACTACTGCGCACGGTTTAATTTCCGGTGAGCGAGTGTATGTATTTTGTACAAGCAATCCAACATTTAATGTTACATTAGGAATCATTACAGGCGTACCAACTACTACAAGTTTCACTTATAGTAATGTTGGTATCGATGTTGCCTTAGGAGCACTAGGATCGGCTACTGGAACCGTAAGGCCAGATGCAATTTTAGATGACGACCGTATTCCAAATACTAGAGCAGTGGTAGATTTTGCTAACAATGCTGTATTAGGAGCAACATTTAATAAAATTTTAGAAAACGATACTAAAGTTCAGGTATACGACTTTGACACAAGTGGCGTTAGTAAAATTACATTTGATGTAGATGGTAGCCAACGTGCTGTTATTAATACCAATGGATTAACTGTTGACAATATTAGAATTAAAAATAATACCATTTCTAATATTAGCAATGACAATATTTTAATTGACAATGTAATTAATATTGCAAACAAAGTAAGTACACCGTTAGCAGTCGCTGGATATGTTAAACTGTATTCTAAAAATACAGTTGGCACAGGCGGCACAGGTTTGTATTTTGTAAATACTTTAGGAACAAATGACGAATTGATCAGTAAAACTAAGGCACTGTTATATTCACTAATATTATAAGGACAAAAAATGGCAATTTACAGTTCATTGATCGATTCGACTGCGTTACCAATAAGTCCTTCTCTTGCCTCTTCGGCAGCAATTACCGTGATGATGTTTTGTAATTTAAACACCACAACCGAGTATGTTGATATTCATGTAGTTGCTGCTGCCGATAGTCCTTCTGACACAAATAAAGTTGTAAATCAATTACCAATTGATCCAAACGATACTTTTACTTTTAGTACAGAACGACTAGTCTTAGATTCGGGAGATAGGATTTATGCATCGACTACAACACCAACCCAAGTAAGTGTTACTGTTAGTTATGTGACGATTTAATTATGAAATATTTACGTAAACACAATGTAAACCCGTTTAATTTGCTTGATGATACTATCTTGCAAAGAAGTGATGGAAACATCGATCTTAACCCAACACAACGAGTTAGGATTAATGGCGATTTAGAATTTGCACCCGGTGTAAGTATACCCGGTCCTGTAGTAACAAATGTAATGTATGTTACTATGGACGGCGATGATGCTAATGACGGTACAGGCGAAGGACCAAACCAAGCTAAACGAACATTAAAATCTGCATGTGCAGTAGCACAAGAAGGTACTACAATTTATGTTAGGAGCGGAGAATATTATGAAAATAATCCAATCACAGTTCCGCCGCGTGTAAGTATTATTGGAGATAATTTACGTAATACAATTTTAAGACCTCTAAACGGAACTTCAACATACACAATTAGTAATGTCAGCAGGACAAACAATATTGTAACAATTGCAACAGTAACTGCACACGGGTTTGTAGAAGGCGACCGAGTAAGAGTTACATCAGCGATTGGATCTCCGGTTGCTGCTGGATTTTTTGTAATTGGTCAACATTATACAATTACAACAGTTGGCGACACTGCTTGGACAACCATCGGAGCTCCAAGCAGTACTGTTGGTACTAGTTTTTATGCTACCGGTTCTGGTTCAGGAACAGGATATGCAGCATTAGCAGATGTAGACGAAACTGATGTTAATATCTTTGAAATAGTTGACGACTATACATTCACCTATAGACAATCTGGTGTTGATATTAGTTCAACTCCGTCTACAGGAACAATTAAAAAAGGTTCAGATTTTTTCTTAGTTAACAGCGCAACTTACATTGCTCAATTAGTTATTAAGGGATTGCAAGCGCCTGCATATTGTGTTAACATGGACAGCGACGCAATTGTAGATACAAGTCCTTATATACAAAACTGTTCTAATATTAACGGACCATGGCTTAAAAACGGAACAGAGTGGTTACCATTCCAAACTGAACAACCTGATATTAACGGAGTAATGGTTACCGGACCAAGACCTCTCCGTGACGATGAAATTGATCCAGCACAAGTTGAGCAGTACGCAGTTGATGTAACAGGTGCCGGCGGCGGAATGTTAATTGACGGTGATCGATATAGTACACAGAGTCCAATTAAATCAATGGTTGCTGATGCGTTTACTCAGGTCTGTCAGGGCGGTGTCGGTTTCCATGTTAGTAACTTTGGATACATGCAGTTAGTATCTTGCTTTGCTGTCTTTTGCTCTAAAGGTTTTTATACAACACGTGGCGGCTATCTATCAGTATCTAACTCTGTATGCGACTTTGGAGATCAAGCATTTTTAGCAGACGGGTTTTATTTAGATCCATATGCAAGTGGTTCGATAACAGCTGACTACTATTCTTCTGCTGGGTCTGTAACAGTTAATAACGAAGGCAGCGGCTATTCCGTTGCACCTACTGCAACCATAGACCCACCGACTAGTCCTGGCGGTATTCAAGCAGAAGCAGAAGTAAGTATAGATCCAATCTTAGGGATTATTAATGCTATTACTATAACTAATCCTGGTAGTGGTTATGATTTCCAACCTAATATTATTATTACTCCTGCATTAAACGGCGCCGCCGCAACTGTTAATTTGGCAAAGAATTTAACTATTGATGTATCGGAATTAAGTGACAAACCACAAGTCGGTAGTATAATGTTCTTAGGTAACGACACTAACGGTTACTACATTTCTGCGACAAGCAATAGTAATTTAACGTTCAAGTATGACGAAACAAAATGCCGAAGAGACGTTGCTATTATTTTAGATGCAGTATTGTCAGATGCAGTATTTAATTCCAATCATCGGACAGTATACTCAGGTCTAAGTTACTTAAGAAGTTACAGTAGTAAAGTAACTAGTTTGCAAAAAAGTCAAACTATTGCCGGACTTCAGCAGGCCAAAGCAGAAGCAATAAGTTTAACTAGCAACACTACATTACAAAATAGAATTAACGACAACTTTAATATTGTAATTAACATTATTAATTTAGGTATAAGTGTTGCACCTTCAATTTCTATTCCAGCTCAAACAGCAACAGAGCCAGGATTTGCAGAAGCAGCAGCAATTTTAATTGCTAATAAAACATTTATTCAAGACGAACTCGAAGCATGGATTGCATTAAACTATCCTACATTAACATATAATATAGGCACCTGTCGTCGAGATGTTGCCTACATTACTGATGCATTAGCATATGATTTAACTTACGAAGGTAACACTGCAACTTCTGTAGCCGCAACTGCTTATGCTGCCGGTAATGTAATTTCAGGACAAGTTGAAGAAACACAAGCAGCATATGAATACTGGAAAACAATAGTTAGCAACATCGTAAAAAATATAGCAATTACTAGATCTGCCGGAAATACTACTACTCAAAATACAAGTCTTCCAATTGGAAGCCCAGTAGATCCAGATAGTCCTGCAAATACAGCAAGTTCTTTATTACAAATCGTTATTGATGTTATCGATCACGGAACTGGTTATATACCAGACCCTACTATTGATCCTAATTTTTCATCTGCAAACGATCCGGTACTGGTATCAGAAAGAGAAACTATTCTCGATAGTACAATCCCTATACAAGAAGCTGTGATAGAATACCTAAATGGTGTATATGGTGGAACTGTAACAGTTGCTACATTCCCTCCAGTGCAAAGCGTTACTAATGGAACACTTGTAAAATTCCATAACGTAAGTACAATTTCGACTGCTAGTACTGCATTAGAATATGTAGGTGCAGGCGTAACGTACAACGCATTGCCGTTCTTTGGCGGAGAACCAATTCCTGCTAATGAGCGAGTAGAATACAATAATGGAAAGTGTTTTACTGTTACTAGCGATCAAATTGGTAACTACAGAATCGGTCAATATTTTACTGTAAATGCCTTAACTGGCGAAGTTACAATCGATGCTGAAAATATTAATTTAAGCGGATTAGCTGCAATCGGTCCTTTTAAACGAAATGGAATACCAGTTGGCGTCCAGCTGAGAGAAGTAAGCAATAATAGTAACTTAATTGCTAGCACAGGTTTTGCTGATGTTAATACTGTTCCAACACAGCCAGCTGTTCAAACATATGTTGAAAACAGATACCTAAATAAGGTATCAACAAGCGCATCTACTATTGCAGGTAACGAGATTACATTTACTGGGGATATAGCTGTTAACGGCGGCGATATCTATTCTACTGCTGCTACATTTAATTTATTGAATAGAGATAGCAGCGGTAGTATTGCTGAAGATGGTCCTGAAACAATTAATGCATTTTTAAATGCGACCAGTGTCACTATTGGTGCAGCAACTGGACAAACTACTATTAAGCACGGTCTTGAAGTACAAGGTTCGTTCCTTAGTTCTACTCAAGCAACAGTTAATTTATTAAATGAAGTAGTTGGCACTGTTAATGCATTTGGTGATGCAACAACTATTACATTAGGTGATACAACTGGTTCGGTTACAATTAAAAACCCAACTATTAACTTTACTAATGCTACAGCAGTTAATATTGATGGTGTTAATCCGACTATTGCAAGTACTAGTACAGGTACATTAACATTATTTGATACACTAATCACAACTGTTAATGCGTTCGGCGCAGCAACGACAATCAGTATTGGTGAAAGCACCGGTACACTGACAATTAAAAGTGCTAATACTGTAGTTAACGGTGACTTGCAAGTTAAAGGTGGTGATATCACCACTGATCAAACTACATTCAATCTACTAAACACAACTGCAACCACAGTTAATGCATTTGGTGCAGCTACTGCATTAGGTTTAGGTGCTGGGAGCGGAACAACTACAGTTGGAAACAATCTACAAGTTAACCTTAATACAACATTAGGTGTTGACGCAACTAGCGCAAACATTTACTGGGGTACTTTTACAGCTAACATTAGAGACAATGTAACTAGTTCTTTAGAGATCAAAGAAGCAACAAATAGCTACATTAAGATCGATACCGCAAATAGTGCTGAGCTAACTAGTTTTGGATCTATTGCTAAAGTTGCATTTAATAATGTAACTGACGCATCTAGTACAACTGTTGCAAGTACAACATTTGCAGGTGGCGTAGGTATTGCTAAAAACTTATACGTAGGTACTAATTTAAATATTTCTGGCAGTACAACATTAGGCGACGATAGAACAGCTGATACCCATGCTGTTAACGGAACTCTAGTTATTGATGTTCCAGATAACACTGCTATTGCCTTTCAAGTTAAAGAAAATACACAAACTTATATTACCGCAGTAACAACAGATGATAGTGAAAGTGTTACAATTGAAAGTACACCAAAACTGTTGGTAAAGAACACTACTGATAGTACAGATAAAGATACTGGCGCAGTTATCGTTGAAGGCGGTGTCGGCATTGAGAAAAACTTAACTGTTGGTGTAGATTTAAAAGTAGATAGAGACGGTGAAATCACTGGAGACTTAGCAGTCAATGGCGGAGATTTAACTACTACTGCTGAAACATTTAATTTAATCAACGGAAATGCAACTACTGTAAACTTTGCAGGAGCAGGAACTGATATTCAAATTGGTGCTGCTACTGGTACAACTAACATCAATCACAATTTAGATGTTGACGGCGACGTTAACATCAATGGTGGAGACTTAAC